GAGCGTCTTGGTGAGCTCGTCGAACTTGACCGACACCTCGGAGGGGGACAGCTTCCGTGCGTCGGGGCTGCCGCCGAACAGCAGCCCGAGGTTGCTGGGGAGAGCCACGGTAGGGCTCCTTTCATGCGAAAACCCCGCACATGGGGCGGGGTTGAGGCTGGGGGAAACGGGGTGGCAGCGGCTACAGGGCCAGTGACTTCTCCAGTGCGAGGGCGCGGGCGCGGTATCCCTGTGCCGTGTACGCGTCGACGCCCTGCATCTGGTCGGCCTTCTTCCGCAGCTCGGCGATCTCGGCCTTGGCCTGGTTGTCGGCCGCGGCCTTCGTCGTGGCTGCCTGTAGGGCGGTGCGGTTGAGCACCGGGCCTCCCGGTTCCGGCAGCGCCAGCACCTTCGCGAGGTTGTCCTTGACCGTCTTGAGTTCGGCCTCCAGCGCCTTGCGCTCTTCGGCGGCCTGCTCGGTCAGGGACTTCGTCGCGTCGGCAACCGCGCTCTTCACCAGTTCGGTGAGGCGGTTCTCGTCCAGCACAGCGGTCTTCGCCGTGCTGGAAGTCGTGTCGTCGTCCTCATCAGAGGAGTCCACTTCGGACGCTTCGGGTTCGGACGTCTTGGTGGTGTCGGGCTCGACGGTCTCTTCCTCGTCGGCATCCTTCACCGCGGTCTCGGTCGACGGCTCGGCGACGCCTGCGGGCTTCGGGGTCTCGCGGGGGGATTCGGTTTCACCGTTCCACGCCTCGTCTTCCCACCAGTCGATGTACATGCCCAGCGCGCAGAGCAGCTCCTTGACGTCCCAGAGTTCCGGTTCGCCGTTCTCCAGCTCGTCGAGCTCGGCATGGATGAGGCGAATGAGGCCCGACCGGATCGCGGCGAGCTCGGCCGGGTTGTGCACCATCTGCTCGGCCTCGGCCTTGGTGAGGTCGGTGTCGGCCGCCTTCCAACCCTCGGGGATCAGGTCCTCGCGGCCGAGGCTCTTGGCACGCTGCTTGATGTGCTTCTTCACAGCGGCCGGGTCCTTCGCGCGGCCGACGGCCTTGATGGCGTTCTTGAGGTCCTTGACCGACTTGATCGGGAACGAGCCGTCCGGCATCGCGGCGCCCTCGTCAGCGGCCTGCTCGCGCTCCGCCGTGGAGAACGCGCGCTTCTTCAACGCGGTGCGAACGACCGCCGTGACCGCCTCATCGCTGAGAACGCTGCCGTTCACGGTGATCACGATCGACTTCGCCGCGGCGTCGCTCTCTTCAGCGGGCTCGGCCTCGTCTGCGCCGGACGGCTCGGTCTCTTCGGCGACGTCCGGTTCGATGCCCGTGTCAGCGTCCTCGTCGGCCGGGCCATCGACCGTGTCCGCTGTTACGCCAGCAGGATCGGCGGACTTCTTCGCAGCCACGAGCTTCGCGAGGTCGCTCGGCTTGAACACCGAGCCCGCGACCTTGATGGTCACCTCGTCCTGTTCGGCCTCGACAGGCTGCAGGGTGGCGTCGGCGCCGGCGGCCTTGGCGATGGCCATCTTCGCGGTCGGGTTGCACGGCCGGTCCACGTAGGAGATCTCGACGATGTCGCCGCCGGTGATCCGGCCGCCTGGCGCGTCCGCGTCCTTCACCACCTTCGGCGACTTGATGCCCACCGAGTAGCCCTTCAGGACACCAGCCTCGATCTTCTTCGCCGTGTTCGGGTCGACGCACCGCGACTTCAGGAACCAGTCGTCGCCCTGCTGCTCCAGCTCGATCCCGACACCGGCGGCGATCGGCTGGTGCATCTCGCGGAGGTTTGCGAACTCGAACCATCCGGGCATGGCCGTCTTCAGCCACGTCTCGTCGCAGATCTGCTCGTCGAGGTCGAGATCGGGGCCGGTCGCCTTGCCGTAGACGATCAGGTCGCCGGTTTCCTCGTCGCGCTCGGCCTTCACGATGTCGGCGGCGTAGGCGTACTGGATGCCCATCGGGTGCTCCTGCCAGTCGATGGTGACCCGTGCCGGGTCGGGAGGTGACCGGGTCACCCGGTCAGAAGAGGTGAGGAAAGACCGCGCACCGACACCGCGGGTGCTGTGGCGGAGTGAGCAGACCGCTCGGGAACGGCGTGCCGATCGGGACCGGCCCGGCGTCTGCGTTTTCCACGCACACCGGGCATGGCCGCTCCGGGTCGACAGCCCACTCGACGTGCGTGACACCGTCGAGGCGGCGCGTGTCGTAGCGAGCCAGCGCGGCGAAGTTGCTGCCACGGCTGACCTCGGTCACCGCGACGAGCGCCGCATCGGCTTCGCTGTCGAGGCACTCGGCGAGCTGGGCGTCGAGCTCGTCGACCGTGATCTCGGTGTCGAGCGCGTCGGTGAGGATTCCGGCCATGCCGCGAATGCGGGTGGCTTCAATCCCCGCCGCGACCTCGTCGGCCTGGGCGAGCAGTTGCTGTAGGCCAAGTTCGCCGCCCGCAGAGGCGATCAGCAGCCGGGTGTTCGCGGTGTCACCTGGTTCCCAGTCGCCCCAGTTGACGTTGGTGTCGTCGAGGACCGCGCGGGCTGCGGTGTCCCCGACGAGGTAGGCGTCGACGTACAGGCCACCGAGGACCTTCGCGATTCGCTTGGCGAACCGCGCTCCGAGCGACATGAGCCACTGGACCGCGCCAGCACGGCGGTCGTGCTGGTCAGGCTCTGCGGCTTTGCGGACCTCAAGCCAGCGGGCGGCGATCGGTTTTGTTGGAACCCCAGACGAAGCCTGTCGCAGCTCCCGCGCCCAGTGCGCTGCGACCGCTTGATCCAACTGCCACGCCGGCCACGACCGGCTCTCGGCTTTTGGGCCGGGATCACTCGCCTTCGCAGTGAACGCCACACGCTCAAGGTCGACGCCAGCAGCGTGCGCCTGCGCGGGTGTGAGGTGCTTGAGCACGAACGGGCGCCGACTGGTGGTGTGGCCGTTGGCGAGCCACTTCCGGTAGGCGACCAGCTCCATCTTCGCCTCGTCCTTGGCGTCCTGGTCCTGCTCGTGTTGCTGTACCACCGGTGCCGGGTTGTCCTGCTCGCCCGGCTGATCCTCCACATCGGTCGGATCTGCCGGGCTGCCCTCGTCCGGCGGTTCCAAGGAGCGCGGCTTCGGCGGACCGATCTCCTCGCCCGGTTCGACCAGCTTCGACGAGTTCTCCAGGAACACGATGCCGCGGCTGGTGTGCACCGCCGCCATGTCGGCCTCGGGAAACGCGTACGGTGCGCGGCCCTGCTCTTCGCGGGCCTCGTTCAGGGTGATCCGGCCCGACTTGACCTGGTTTTCGACGACCTCGTCCGCCGCCGCCTGCTCCTCGGCATCCAAGCCAAGGAACCGGAACTCCAACTCGGCCGGCATGCCGAGGTGGGAACGGGAGATCTCGGTGATGACCGACTGCAGCCACTTCAGCGTGGGGTTGGTGGCCTTGCGCGCCTGAACGTTCTCCTGGCCCTCGTGATAGCCGGACGACCCGAGGCCCTTGGACTCGGTGAAGCCCAACTCCGCCAAGGTGACGTCGAAGGACATCGCGACGAGCTTGATCAGGTGCAGGTCGTAGTCCGGGCGGTACTTCTCGCCGATCTCCGCCGAGGCCTGCGGCTTCATACCGGGCGGCAGCAGGTGGAACCGCATCCGGTTCAGGGTCTGCCCAGCGTAGGTATCGTTGAACGCCTGGTTGTAGGCCAGCAGCTGCTGCGGCGTCCACTGCTCGGTGCCCTCGTTGAGAATCCAGCCGGAGGGCTCGACACCGTCGGTGTAGACGCCCTTCTGCCACTCCAGGCGCCGTAGATACAGGTCCACGCTCTGCAGTGCCTGCTCGACCGCCGAGTACCCGTACGGGGTAATCGTGCGAACCTCACGCCGCTTGTAGATCAGCCGGTCCGACGCGTAGCCGTCCGGGATCGTGCCCTCGTCGTCAAGGTCGGCAACGAACTCGCCGCGGGGGAAGCCGTGCAGGATCTGCTGGTAGGCGGGGGATGGCGGCATGGGCTTGCCGCCGAGGTGGTCGAGCAGCGGCTTGATCGTGCTGCCGTCCAGGATGCGGAACCCGGTGCGCACGCCGGCGCGGTCGCGGAACGGGTAGACCGCCAGCGCGTCCAGCACGAGGTGCTCCTCGAGGAGCTTGGTGCACCACTCGACGAAGCCCTCATCCTGCTGCCAGTCTGGCTTCTCCCAGAACGTGACGAGCCGCGCGATGTCCGGGTTGAGCTTCTCCCGCAGCTTCCGCTTGATCTCGACGCTGGACGTGTCCGGGTCCGACGCCCGGTACTGCTGCAGTGCCCGCTTCGTCGGGACGATGTCCCACTCGAGTGTGGTGATCTCGTTCTTCCTGATCCTGATGCAGTCCCGCACGACGGGAAGCTCGGAGGCGTCCCGCAGGATCTTCCACGGCACGAGCCGGTCGGTCATGCCGGGCAGGTTCAGGCTGACCGGGTACTCGTAGATCCGCGGTTCGGGTCGCTGCGTGTCCGGTCGGAGCGGGTCGATCGCGGCCAGGTGCAGCGGCATGCCCGGACCGAACGCGACCTCTGGCGTAAGCCGGGGCAGCGGCGCCGCCATCTGCCCGCCGCGCGCCACGACCGCGTTGAGCAGCGCCTGCACCTGGGCCGGGCTGAACGTTGCCGCCGGGGTGGCCGGGGGTGCCGCCTTGGTGATGCGGGAGCGGCTGCGGCGCTTCGCCACGACTCACCCCCTGCTGGCGTGTTGTGTCACTGGGCTCGATCAGGTTGCGGGTCGATGGGCTGCCACCGTGTCGGATCGTCCCGATCTCGCAGCCAGGTGCGCCCACATGGGCAGGTGTAGAACACGATGGTCACGTCCTCGTCGGGCGGCGTGCACTCGTGCTCGATGACGTCATCATCAGGCATCGCGGTCACCTCGTGCGGTTGACGCGGCGCGACCTGCGGGCTGCCCGGTTGCGGGCCCGGCGCTTCTCGACCGCGGACCAGCCCTCGATGCCCGCGTAGGGCGCTCCGTGCCGACGTGCAACAGCAGTCAGCAGCTCAAGAGGAAACGGCAAAGGGGCCACCGGGTGTCTCCTGTTTCTGGTTCGTGGTCGATTCGACCAGCGCGTCGAGGAAGCGTGTCGACGAGCTGTCGAGGAGGAGGCGCGACACGGCCTGTGTCATCGCGTCTACCTGGTCGTCATGCGCTGCCGTCGGAAACCCTGCGGCCTCCTCGATGAACCCGCTGACCCACGGTGTGCGGGCGGGCGCCGGGAGGAACACGTTGCCGGCCTCTACGAACGGTGACACTGCGGAGACGCGACCGGCCTTGGAGTCCTTCGGGTTGACCGCGACCAGTCCGGACACGGTGCGTCGCAGTTGAGAGATGACGGCAGGCCCGTTCGCCTTGTCCTCGATCAGCTTCAACGATGCCTGCGGCCACTTCGCCGACAGCGCCTCGACCGCGCGGCAGGTGGCGGGGAAGTCCATGCGATCGCGCACCTGATCGAGCAGGTGCACCTCGGCGCTGCGGCGCCCCCATACCTGGCCGACGACATAGTCGGTGCCGTCGGTGTCCTTGAACGTCATGTCCCACGACTGGATGACCGTGTCGACACCGACCGCGTTCATGGTGCCGTCAGGGCGTTGCACCGCGAGCGGGGCATCGTCGTAGCGCCACCAGGCGCGCTTGAGCATGCCGCCCTCGGCAGGCGCTGGCTTGCCTTGGCAGAGTGCGGTGAAGCCGCGTTCGCCGAAGTCCTTGCGTCGTTGCAGCCATCCCTCGGCAGTGCGGCCGCGCGCTGATTCAAGCCACTCGCCAGGATCGCGGCCGAGCGGATCGGTCTCGCCCTTGTTCGGGTCGTGGTCCGCGAGGGCGGGGACGTTCACGACCCGCCACTTGCCGGGGTCCTCGGTGAGAAGCCAGCCGGCCAGGTCGTCCTCGTGCCAGCGGGTCATGATCAGCACGACGGGTGTTGCTTCGCCGAGTCGGGCGGAGACCGTCTCCTGCCACCATTCCTTGGCGGCCTCGCGGTAGGCCTCGGAGTCGGCTTCCTTCCGACCTTTCACTGGATCGTCGATGATCATCAGGTCGACGGGTCGGCCCGTGAGCGCACCGCCGACACCTGCGCAGTACACGCCGCCCGTGTGGCCAGCGAGCTCCCACTCGTGCGCAGCCGCGGTGTCCTGCTTCACCCGCAGGCCCAGCTCGGGGTGCGCCTGTATCTCGTTGCGGATCGCCCGGCCCCAGCGGCGCGCGACGCCGAGCTCGTAGCTGCCGATCGTGATCCGCAGGTCCGGGTTCCGCAGCAGCATCCACAGCGGAAACCATCGCGACACCCGCTGACTCTTGCCTTCCTGAGGAGGCATGAACCACATCAACCGCGTGGTTTCCCGCTCCGCGACCGCGACGAGTTCGTCGTCGAGCAGCTGCAGCGCGGGCGTCTGCTTCGTGCTGCTGGGGTACAGGGCGGCGGCGAGTGCGCCGGGCGCCGGATACTGGGCGACCGCCTGCTCGTCGAGGTCGTCAGCCAGTGACAGCGCGAAGGTGGCGAGCGACATGGCCCATCGCCTCCCGCTGCTCGGCTGGCCCCATGCCCATGTCCGCCAGCGCGGAAGCGAGTGCGTGCTTCACCAGCTCAACCTGCTTCTCCTCCACGCGCGCCCGTCGCTCGTCGATGTTGAGCTTCGCCATCGACGTGCAGAACCGTTCGCACCGATCCATCGCACGTTCGAACAAAGCCACTTCACTGCGTAGCTGTTCGG